CTCCTGCGCCATGCTGGTTCTTGGTACTGTCCGCCCTTGGCGTGGCGCGCATGAGGTGATGGTTAAATGGTCAATGCCGCCGCGGATGTGGAGGCGACGATTCCTCGGTAGTCCAACACCCCTATACCCCAAATATGTCTAATTTTATATGTTATTTTATCAGCGTCCATCATGGCTGATCCGCTGACGTTCTCTTGATCTGAGACGAAGATCTCCGGGTCTTCGGCGCCACGGAAAAATCCCACTTCAAAGAGTGGAATATCTCTGGGGTCTGCAAACAGATACCAGCGGTTCCCATTGGTCCAATACGGCACCTGAATTGGGACCATCCCAAAGCGCTGGAACAGGTTGGCATCGTTATCCGTGGTAAAGGGTTCGCCACGGGTCGTTTCTGTGAGTTTGCCCGCTGCCCGCCAGAGTTGTCGTGGATGCACCAGGAAGCGTGGGGTCAATCCCAAGAGTTCCACGCTATTCCCGAAGGCCGCTTGCCCGCCAAGGGCCTGAATGGCGGCGTCGAGGCCATCCGCATTGAGCGGGTTATTCACGAGGAGATTGGCATGCCCCGTCGTAAACAGCGCCGTGGTATCGGTATCAAATGCCAGCGCCGCATTGGTATCGAGCACGTCAAAGAAGCCTCGAAAGAGCGTTTGGGCCGCGGCCCGCCCGAGGCGCTGTGGAATCCGACGAATGACCTGCATATCGTCGTTGGCCATGGCCTCCATGGTGATCGTTTCAAGACCCCCACGCTTCGACAGCCGGTAAGCCGCCTCTTCATCATCCGGCGTGGGCAATGGCGTGTAGCTGATCCCTTCCGGCACCACGGGCAGCACCCCATAGCCGCCAAACCGGAGACGACGTTGCAGCCGGAAATCATTAATCGTACTAATCTCGGACGCGAGCTGGCGCCAGAGCTGCAATTCGGGAATCCGATACTCGGCCAAGACTCGCCGCGTCACGGAATCCCCCATAATCTGCGCCCAGGTCGTCGTCGCAATGGCCTCAGTCAACCGTCCGGCTTGCTCGCCATAGCGCATATGCGAGTCGTAGCGGCTGCCTTCGACGGGCATCTGCATCTCGCGCATCACGAGCAGGGGATCCCAGCGTCGTCCCGTGAATTGTTCGTAGGCGTCTTGCAAGGACCGGAAGCGTGGGATGGGCGACCCATCGGCACCCTTCTGATTCTCGCCGGCCCAGAACCCATCCAATGCCGCACACTTCTTGCTAAACTCGTCCTCGGTGACCCGCGCCTGACGAATCGCCCGCTCTTGCCCCGGCATGACCACGTTCCCCGTACCAATCAAGGGGCTCAGCATGTCCCACGTATCGTTAATCGCTTCTTGCAGTTCGGCTTCGTCAAACACGCGCCCAAAGAAGCGCTTCTCAAGATTGTCTTGCGCCCCCAGGGGTAACCCCGACTCTTGCAGCCGTTCTTTCAAGAGCAGCTTGCACTCGACCAATTTGAGCTGCACGGCGTACTTCTCATCGGCACTGCGCTGCGCTTCTTGCGAGGAGGCTTCACGGGTGCGCTGATCCCGTGCGACCGCGCCATCGGCTTCCGCTTTGGTGCCGAAATTGCCAAGCAACTGGCCTTCCCGGAAGACGTTCCAACGGTCTTTGATCTTCTGGTAGTCATAGCCGGTGCCCCGGACGGCCGGGAGTGTGGTCTCTTCCTCAGACGTTTGCGCTTTTGCCGATTCCTTCAGGGACTTCTCCGCTTCCGCAATGGCGTCTTCGAGCTTATCCAAGTCGAAGGCGACATCTTTGAAGGATTTCTTGAGCGCCCGTTGGGTGTCGAGCGGTAGGCTACTTTCCCGGAGCCGCTCACTCATGAGCATCTGATTCCGCAACGCGGTTTGTTCGGCCTGCATGGCGGCCAACATCTCTTCAATCGTCGGCATGTGGGACTATCCTCATCCATCGAGGACCGGTCAGCGACTGGCAATGAGGCGCTCCGCTGACGAGCGCAAGGCACTACGGTCGTGGGGGCCGTCGGCTCTCACGCAACAGCGCCATGATCTGACGCCGCGGACTACCATGAATCTCTAAATCGCCCAGTAGCTCACTCATCTGGAGGTCGGCCGTGGTCTCAGCCATCTCTTCACGCAGCGCTTGCAGGAGGGGAAGATACTGGCCCGTGCTGTCGGCCTCCGGATGATGACTCGCCACCAATCGGAGAATCGCCCCACCGGCCGCCGGATGCGTCACCACATCGACACTGCGCACAGCTGTAATGGCATCCACATGGAGTGTCTTCTGTCCCCCGGATTCGACTGTATGGGCTTCACCGCCAGCATCAATCGATAACCCAAATGGCACCGGCAACCCCCGCTGCATGGCGTCTTGCAGATTCTCCCCAAGCCATTGACCCGATTTAAAGAGGACCAGCGTACCCATGAGGCTAGAGCCTTCCATACGTGGGGCTTTCAGGTAGCCGACTAAATCCTTGGCATAGCCTTGGGGATTGGCTTTGACCTCATCCTCGCTGAGATGGTCAAAGATTTCTTTACCCTTGAGCAGCCGATCATAGGTATAGACTTTCGCCCCGTCAAAGAGTGGCGCGGCTTGGGCCAGCACGGCGAGCGGATAGGTGCGGCCATTTTTCGAGGTGCCGGCCTGGATAATGCGCACGGCCCATTCTTTTCCTGAGCCAGGCTGTCCGGCTTCCTGCAGAATCTCCACGGCTTCACGGAACGTCTCGGGTGAGGCACTTTCGGTCATGGCGATGGCTTCTGCCGGCGCTCCATGATAGCCATCAAGCATTTGCGTGGTGGGGTCATTCGCCGCGTCATCCGCGGCCTTCTGCGCTTGCTCTGCTTGGACTTCCTTGGGGCTTTGCCCGCGAAGCCGCTTCAATAGCTCAAGCGCTTGATCAAACAACTCGTAATCTTCGTTGCGGTGTTTTTGCCCCGCCTCGGTCAAGTCAGCCTCAATCATCAGCGCTTCAATGGCCTCTTGAATCGTATCCAACCGTACCGACTCATCCATCTCCTGCGCGGCGCCAATCTTCGGTACCAAGCGATTAATCAGGCTGGTGAGCGCGTCCCGTTCGCTAGACGTCATCTCTAGCTCACGTCGGCCGAGCAGGTTCAAGGCGGAGTAAATGGCCTCTTTGTAGCACTCTTCGTGGTGGGCTCTGACGGGTTCAGGCATGTCGTATTGTTCGGTAAGGGGCACCGGGTCTACCGCCGTCAGGGCCGCGACCGTGGCATCAACCCAGGCTTGCGCGGCGGCATCAAGCTCGATTTCATTTGGCTCAGACTCTTTAATCCGATGCCATTTGCCATCCGGCCCTTTTTCATACAGCTTCTTCACCGCTGAAAACGCGATGGCAAACGCTTTTTCCTCGGTATCATATTGCTTCGATGCACTATTAAACGCAGCCATCCAAATACGTTTGGCATGCGCTGGCATATCCTTCGTACTTGCTGGTAATTCTTTGACCGTCTTATAGGGCATGACTACGCCTCCACGGCCTCGTCTTCTTTGTCGTCTTTATCATCAGCAGGCGTTTCTTCCGTATGCTCGGTGTGATGGATTTCATGGTGCTCTTCGTGGGTTTCTTCGGTGTGTTCTGGCTCTGCCATGATGCGCTCCTGAAATGCGAAAAGGGGAGCCAGCTCCGCCTTGGAGCCAACTCCCCTAAAGGTTTCTTCTCGGGGTTGAACCGGATGTGATCGCCTACAACAACTTCACCTGATACACCGCCACTTCAATTTGCGCCGGATGCCCATTGACAATCTTGAGTTCAATCTTGCCATAGCCGAAGGCCCGAATCAGCGCGAGGAGCCGCTGCTCGGCGGGATGCAAGCCCACGAGGCGTAATTCGGGTGGAATCTCAATCGCGCTGGGGCTCAGATGGGTATTCCTTATAGTTAAGCGACATAACTACAAGAATGTCAAGGAGAATATTCGATTGAGCCATGATTCACACGTGGATCATGACCACCCCTGGCGGCGGCGGAAAGGCTTCAGGCGAGACCCCAGCATAGGCCTCCGGTGCAACACACCGCTCGGCCAGTGGCACCGCTGCCAGCGCTGTGAGTGACTGATGCACGATGGCCAGGTCTTCGGCATCCCAGTCCGCCTCGGCTCCCGTCTGATAGGTCGCCCGCCACGTCTCAAACTCGTCAAGGCAGCTCTCGGCCAGCTCGAAATTCTCATCTCCCCACACGACATGGCCTGGGCCATATTGCAGGGGCGCTTCACGGCCGTTGAGCGCCTCCACCGCCTGCTGATAAATCTGGGCGACTCCCGCCGGCCATCCCCAATAGCAGGACCAGCACTCGCTCATGGACGTCCCTCCCTCGGGTTATCGTGACGATGGGGAAACGTGTTGCATGGTCTGATATATTCGCCAAGCGTGTTCCATGCGCGCAAAGAGCGGTTGCGACACTAAGACATACTGCCCCACCGGTGTGCCAATCACGCTCGACGCATCCATCACCTCGCAGAAGATCGGATAGTCAAATCGTTTGGGCGGATCGAGGACGACCTGCGTCCGTTCACCAGCTGCGGTCACAATGACCAATCGTTGGATCGAGAGCAACGGTTCATCATCGAGGCGCAGACTGGTCCGTGACCCGAGGGCTGCGACCTCAATGTGGAGATGCCCTGCCGGCGCCGACGTGGCGCACCGACGCTCTGAGGCCATTAGGCAAGACTCCTCTGCACCAGGGTTTGTTGCTCAGGCGTCAGGTCCGCGTCATCGACGACATACACCACCTGGGTCCCCTCCAACACAAAGTCGCCTGGCATGGCCCACGTGGCCCAGGTGTCCCCCTCAGCCGCCGCGGTCAGCGTCAGCCAGGCGGGATCGAGCGGCGCCAAGGGCGCCTGCAGGACGAATCGCCGGACCATCGGTTACTCAGCTCCCATGTCTTCTTCGTAGCGCACATAACCCAACACCTCAAACGCCTCCCGCGTCAAGCGCCGGGGTGGGCGTGACGGCCGTGGCGGAGACTCGGCCACCTGGCAATGCGTCTCGTCCATGTAGGTCATTACCATGGGGCGATAGGGGGGCTTGGGCAGGCAATACAGATCGCCAGTGCCCTTGCCTGATTGCCACAACTCAAGAATCTCTGCATAGACGACAGGGGTCATTCGTAGGAGACCTCATAGCTGACTTCCCGCAATTGCTCTTGCAGCCACACCAGATTCTTGGCACGGCGAGGATCATTCATCAGCTTCCATCCCGTGCGGAAGTGCCGCTCGGCCGTATCCTGGAGATTGGCTTCGCCTAAGACCGTCTCATCCACCGCAGGCAATTCATCGGGAGTCCCGGCCAATGATTCTCCTAGCCAATGTCTCCGCGCTTCACGGTGCGTCACCCCTTCTGCTGTCTCGGTTTCTGGCAGAGGCGACTCGCCATCATTCTGAGAGTCAATGATTGCGGCGATCGGCTCATGCTGGCAATGGCGGACTAAGGCCATCTTATCAAGACGAAAATAGTACGCCACGAGCCCTACGGAACGTCCACGGGCCAAGGACGCCATGATCTCCGCGCGTTTGGCATGCTAACACACGAGGCATGCGCTCATCGCTCCTCCTTCGTGACATCGGCGTCAATCATCGGTCTAGGCTCTCATAAGCGAGGTTCTGTTAACTCTTGGACCTACCCCAGTACGGCCATCAGCGAATCGATGTCAGCCACGCTTCTGCAGCGGCATCTGACACTCAGACGTGCCGGGAGCCGCGCATCATGCGGGCCTTTCGCCTTGTATACGGTGCCATCTTCGTCCATCAGCGTGAAGTCACCATCCATCAAGGGCCGCTGCGCGAGTAACGCTGGACGCCGATGGGCGGGTCGCACGCGCGCATCACCCGCATTGAGCCATTGCTTGCGCGGCTTCGCCTCGGGAAATACTTGCGCCACGCGCTGTTGCATCTGTTCCTGACGACTCTGGGTGGCCAGGCTGAAGGTTCGGTTAAGTTCCGTCCGCGTCACGCCCTCCGCGCGTGCGGCAATGGTGCCATAGACCCCCGCCGCATCGGGTTGCGTGCGCAAGATCTCGGCAATCGCGCGTTGAATCTGAAATGGCGTTTTGCCGCCTAAGACCCCCAGCTGCAACTCCGTGGTGATGCGACTGATGGCTTGATCAGACACCCCCGTAATTAAGCTGGCCCGGTAGCCTTGCAAGATGTCAAGATAGCGTGGCTCGAGGGCGGGGAGTTGCGTCATGACCTGTGTTAATCCCACAGCCGTCAACGGTGCATCGACCACCTGAACCCCCATGTCCCAGAATTGCCCGACGTCCAGGGTGAATTGCCGGCCATAGCGCTCGACATACCGCGCCATCGTCTGTTCGACTTCCGCCTGGAGCCGGGGCAGATAGGACGCGAGATAGGCCCCCTCAGGCACCTCGGCCAGTGTGGCAATGATCTGCCGCCTGGCATCGGTCAGCAGGGCTACGATGCGTCTGACGGCCGCTTCTTCGAGGCGGTCGACCTGGGCGAGTAATCGATCGAGTTCTCGCGCATAGCGCTCCTGGGGTGTGAGGGCTTCACGAACCTGGATGTTACCGGCCATTCCGTGGCTCCCGCCCAGTCCCCACCCGGTCGCGGCCATTCAGACCCGCTCGTGGTTGCCCTCCCCCTTGCGCGATGGCTTGGGCCCGTGTGAGGGGAAGCGGTATCGGTTCATCAGCCACCGTCTCAGGCTCCGGCTCCTCGGGAATCTCCTGGGCTTCCTCAGGCAATCCTTCGGGGAGTGGTGGCAATTCCACCCCGAGTTCACCCCCGACGCGCCGACAGAGCATGGCGGCTTCGGCCTTGGTAAAGTAGTGTTGCTGCTCGCCCACCAACGCCGCGGCCGTGACATCCTTGAGGGTAGACGCGGCTTGCGCCAGATCGGGTGTACTGACTTCCGAGGCTTCCACGGTGATCTTGCGTGTCTCGTCATCCATGTCACGGGGTAATCGTCCCGCCTGAATGGCACAATCGCGGACGAATTCGAGGATGTACTGCACCATCGCCTTGACTTCTTTTTGGCGCTTACTCAGTGACTTCAGAACCGGGAGGCCCTGGGCGTCGAGCGTCGATCGATTCGTGTCGGCTCCCGTAAAAATCCATGCTTCTGGAAATCCATTGGAAATCATGGTTTGCATCCGCATGGTACGGGCTTGCTCGCTCACATCCGTCGCATGCAGGTCTGGCGCAATCGCTTGCCAATGCACCTTCTGGTTATGGGCTCGCATGCTACTGCCGCGAGGAATGGTATTGCGGGTTAACCACCCCTTGATTTGATCCTCGCTCATATCATCAAGCGTCACATCCCAGAGCATATCGGTGTAGTAGGTCGCTCGCTCGGCTTGTCCAAAGAGAAACTTGTCATAGAGGTCGAGCCAATCAAAGGAACAGAGCAGGTCCGAGCGGCCCCTGGCGGCATTGCTGAGGTTATTAATGGCGAAGAAGAAGGTCCCCACCGGGCCATCCTCACCCAACGTTCGTTGGCCCACCAGCAAGCCCTGGGTCGAAGAGCGCTCGGCTTCATCCCGGCGAATGATCGGAATCGGCGGGGGTTCCACGCCCTGGCGGGATTTGAGCTGGACCGTGGTCAAGATTTCGGCATTATTGGGGTCGGTGGTCACGCGCTTGATATTGGCGGGATCGATATACCCTAAGCGCACGCGCCCATCGGATGCGCGCACGAAGGCCGGCCAGGTGGCTTCCCCGAATAAAAACAGTTGGCGCACCCGCTTAAATTGCTTAATCGGCCAGGCATTGATGGGATCATTCCAAAACTCATCCAACACCTCTTGGAGCGCGTCATTCCCGGCCTTATACGTGAAGCCTTCGCCCACGACGAAATCCACCAAGAGTTCAATAATCCGGTGTGCTAGCGGATTGCTATCATATTGCCAGGCCGCAATCTCAAACATGCGGTCCTGCTCCAATGGCTCCAGGCTGCGATCCCCCTGGCTGGTTAGACTCCGATACGCCCGTGCCGGATTAAAGTTATCCCCGGCCCAATCCGGATCAGGCCCCAACAGCGGTCCGGCTTCCGTCAATCGCACGCCATGCGACACCAGCCCTGCGTTAAACCAATTCATCAAGCACTCCTTGGGCCAGGGGTCAGACCCATCAACGGTTGCGGTACCTCGCGCGTGTAGATGCCATGCGACTGCTGGGCGCTGAGGTCTTGCCCCGTCATGGCCGAGAGCCACGCAT